CAACTTTGCGGAGGAAAACATTATAGAGAATAATATCATTGAAAACTGTGTGGCTCAAGGAATTAACGTAGACTACGAAGCGACAAAGAATACTTTACGTTTTAATATTATCAAAGGTTGTCCTGAACCTATAAGGTTCGCACAAAGTACAACAAAAGGAAATGCTGTTTATGGAAATACGATTTACACAACATCGTCTGGTAATACTGTTATTGATAACGGAGCTAATGATGAATACGACAACATTATTGTTTATACCGATCAATCTAACTATCGTGTAAGACGAGAAAGAAAATTGTTGAATACGAACGGTGATTTATTTTTATGGAATAATGGCGATAATGCGTATCCAACAGGGTGGAACGGTAACTCAAGTGCCATTCCAAGTAAATCCACTGATGTACCAGACGCTTCGGTGAATTATTCTATTGAAATCAGTGATTCTAGCACAAGTTATGAGGGAATTGTTGACTTCACTATATCAGATTCAAACTTGATAGGTAGAACTTTTGTTGTTGAATTTTGGGTGAAGAAAATAAGCGGAACAGATAATAATTTTTCTTTTAACATACAAAGAAGAAATAGCGGAACGTTCATTTCCAACCTTATCAACATCACATCAGATGCTCTACCAATTGGGGTATGGACGAAGAAGAAGTATAAAGTTTCGATTCCGACTGATGCTGGAAATGAAACTTATGTACGCTTGCGTCCTACCGCACAAGTTGCGTCAGATGTAGGAGTTATTCGTATAGCGAAAATGCGTATTTACAGCATGTGAAATTATAATAAAATGACGCTTTTATCCAAAGGATAGGGGGCTATTTTACATCCCCTATCCTTTTCTTATTCCTTCAAAGGAGGTGAACTGATGCTAGTCGTTACCAATTTACAAGGACAGACCGAACCACTACCCGACATAAACGGCGTAGAGGATGTGGAACAAGTCAACGGCGAATATTCCTTGTCGTTTGTCTGTTTCAACACCAAAAATAATCAATACGCCTATCCACTCGTACAAGAGGAATCTACCGTTGAACTGGATGGACATGAATTCCGTATTAAACAGATGACAGAAGTGCGTGACCGTAAAGAAGTACACGCGCAACATATTTTCTTTGACTTGGTTGACCACTACCAAGAAGGAACATTCGGCGGTACACATACGCTAGACGAGTTCGCGACATATGCACTTAAAGGCACAGGATTTACATTTGAAAACGTCGATGTCACAGGTGGTGCATTTATCCCGAACTTTGGAGAAGGAAATGTCGTTGCGCTCGTTAGGCAGATTTGCGATGCATTCGGGTGTGAAGTGCAAATCATGCCCGGCAGGCATTTGCGCTTCATGAAACAAATAGGTGCAGATAAAGACGAGCAATTCCGGTATAAGCACAACATAAAAACGATCAAAAAATCTGTTGATACGACGAAGCTAGCGACTGCGATCAAAGGGTATGGTGCAAATGGGCTTGTTGTAGAATACCATTCACCGAACGAAGCGATATACGGAACAAGATGGGCGGAGCCGATCGAAGACGACCGATACACGATTGCCGAATCGTTGCTTGAACGGCTCAAACAAGAACTCGTTGACGTGCCGGAAGTATCCATTGAACTAGAATTATCGCAACTGGGGTTTGATGTAGAACTTGGCGATCGGGTGTGGGTGATTTACGAACCACTCGGAATCGACTTTCAAACGCGCGTCATGGAAATCAAACGCTATCCATTTACGAAGCGCAGCCCTGTCGTCACGTTGTCCAACAAAAAGCGTGTACTCACTGATATATTGACTGAAACGAAAATAGACATCGAGGAAAACAAAAAAGAAACACGTTCCCGCATCGAACAAACAAACGAACGTATCACGATGGAAGTCGAACGGATTGACGAGAGTATCGCGACGCTACAAATCGAAGCAGACAATATACAGCTTTCTGTCCAATCTCTTGACAGTCGTTTAGGTAACGCAGAAGCACAGTTGGTCATACAAGCAAATCAAATTGAACAAAAAGTATCATATTCCGATTACAACGGAAACGAAATCGCGTCACGAATCAATCAGACAGCGACAACGGTTACGATTGAAGCAAGTAAAATCAATCTCGACGGTATAACGAGAGTCAATAGCACGTTACGAATTGGCGAACCACTCTATGACAGTGGTGAAAAATCAATCATTTTCCGAAGTGACGCGTCTATCTATTCGCCAGCAAATACAGAATCACTTGTGATCAGCACAAGTGGGGATATATTTTTCCCTGCATCTAGGGTGCGATTTGATTCACCATACGGCGGCGGTCGTTCTATCGTAGATTTATCAACGGCAAGTAGTATCATTTGGGGCGCGAACGCTCCGACATACTGCCAGAACGCAGATATGCTAGACGGGTATCATGCGAGTGCGTTTGCTTTTTCGTGGCATAGCCATGCGGGGACCTATGTTGAAGATAGATTCGGACAATATTTGAGTATATATGTCGATAATGCAACAGGCGACCTTGTAGTGTACAAAAATGGCGTGAATATGGGAAGAGCCCAACTAATTTAAGGAGGATGATAATATGACTATTCAAGTGATTTTACACGACAACACAACGATTACAGCGGAAATGGTAGACTACAATGCAACGGATTTAGCAGCAAAGCTCAATGACCCGAAAATTTTAATGGTGGCAATCGGCAATATTGTCGTCAATAAGCAAAGCGTGAAATTGATTGCTCCGGTTCAACAGCAATAGTTTAGAAAGGTGTGATTCGATGGAACAACGTGTTGCAAAACTCGAAACAGATGTGACAATGCTCCGCGATGACATGGTCGATGTCAAAACCCGTCTAGCGGTCGCGGAGGCAAACATCAAGGATATGCGGGATGACATTCGGGCAATCAAGGACGATACAAAATGGCTACGACGAACGATCACGAACGCAATAATTGTTTCGGTGGTCGGGGGAATCGTAGCCATTATTTTTGCTGCATTGAAAGGGGGTGCGTGAGATGGATAAAGCAAGTGTTACCCGTTTTATTTTTCTTATCGTTGCTGTCATCAACGCGGTTCTAAACATGCTTGGTTATCAAACGATTCCTGATGATTTGGTCAATGATGTTGTTGCTGTTGTTTCTGGAATCTATGCGCTGTACATGGGCTGGAAAAATAACTATTTGAGCAAGAAGGGACGCAAACAAAAAGAAGTGTTGGAGAAACACGGATTATCTTGATAGGAGGGGATTCACAGTGACAAAAATTGTTCTTGACGCAGGACATGGCGGAACAGATAGTGGGGCTGTAGGGAATGGTTTGCGTGAAAAAGATTTGACATTGAATATCGTCAAAAAAATTGGTGACATGCTCAAAGACTACGAGGGTGTAGAGATCATCTACACACGGACGGATGATCGTTTCATTGAGCTTTCGGAGCGTGCGGCAATTGCTAACAGAGCGAAAGCAGACTTTTTCCTATCAGTGCATATTAACGCCGGCGGCGGCACAGGCTTCGAGTCATACATTTACAACGGCAACGTCAGTACAAAAACTGTTGCATATCAGAACGTGATTCACGCGGAGATTATGAAGGCAATTGGCGGAGTACGAGATCGCGGCAAAAAACGTGCGAACTATGCGGTACTTCGCTTGACAAATATGCCGGCCATCCTGACTGAAAACTTGTTCATTGACAATCCACGCGACGCAGCAAAACTAAAATCCGATCAGTTCTTGCAACAAATCGCATATGGCCATGTACAAGGCATCGTGAAGGCATTTGGCTTGAAGAAAAAAGGAGGGCAAACTACCGTGCAAAAAAATACTGTGAAGGATGACATCACCGGCCATTGGGCAGAACAAAGCATTCGAAAAGCAATGAAAGCCGGAATCATCAAAGGACATAGCGACGGGCGATTTGGTCCAGATGAACCGGTCACACGCGCGCAATTAGCAGTGATTTTATACCGTTTGGGATTGTTAAAATAACACCCCTGCCGTTTGGCAGGGATTTTTTGTTTTTGTGGAATGAATTATTAGGAGGTGATTCCATGTTTGAAATTGTGGGCAGATTGCGGTGTCCTGTTTGTTCGGAAATAGTTACGATTGATGACAAAGTCTTCCTCGACATCATCAACACCGTTATTCATCAGAAGTGCTACTACAAAGCTCTGCGTCGACTCCCGATCCAAGATGAAGGTTCATTCCAGAAAATGCTCCTGAAATATCCGTTTCTCCATGATGATGAAGATGATTCCATATGAAAGGGCACAGTCCAGCCGTGCCTTGCTATTCATCTTTATAATGAACCGTTATTTCTACACCCAACGTCAGTTCTTTAATAACAACAATCTCTTTATCTTTTTCAAAATCGTAATCCACTTTTTTAATTTTCCCACCGGTGAATGTAGCTTCGATATCATCAATTAAATCCAAATCAAGTAATTTTCCAATTTTTTTATTGTACTTTCTAGGGACATGGCCGATATGGTGTAACTCATCATCCAACTCAATGTAAACTTTTATTGCATTTGGATCGTACTCATTATTCGGATCTTTTTTGAATACAATGTATTCACCAAATTCAACATCTTCAAATTCTGGAACTTCATCATAATACTCCAAAATCTCAGAATTTGATAAACCTGAATAAAGTTCGATTCCTTTTTCTTCTGCAATTTCACGCCCGATTTTGTGAAGGAGTTTTTGTATGTCTTTTCCTGTTTCATTTTCATATGATACACCAGTTACTCTAAATGTAAGATTAGACACTGTTAATCCTCCTTGTGATAATTCGCTAAATTAATGATGATTTTGTTTTTTAATGCAAAAGCCCTTCTCATCGAGAGGGGCTTTTTCTTTATTTTTTGGGTGTAAATGTAACTTGATTTAGACTCATAA